TCGTGCCGGCGCTCGTGGACCCGCAGGGCACGGCGCGGGCGGTGGTCGACGCGCTCGGCGGCCTCGGGCCGCTCCAGCGGTACCTCGACGACCCCGAGGTCGAGGAGATCTGGATCAACTCGCCCTGACCTACTATCGCAGCAGGTCAGGGCGTTCTCATGCCTGTCGAGTCCGCAGACCGTCCGCAGGAATCGCCTCCGAGACGAGCGCGGCCGTCGCCGCCCGCGTCTTGTCCTCCGCCGTGGGCCAGAGGTGGGAGTACGTGTTGAGCGTGACCGTGGCGCTCGAGTGTCCGAGGGCGCGCTGCACGGTGACGACGTCGCAGCCCGCCGCGATGAGGCCCGAGGCAAAGAAGTGCCGCAAGTCGTGGTGTCGAATCCCCGTGACCCCGGCGTCTCGCGTGATGGTCGACCACCAGGCGTGGGCCGTCGTCGGCGGAAGTGGACCACTGGTGTTCCCGGCCATGACGAGCCACCCGTCCTGGGGTGTGCCGAACGCCTCAAGGTGCTGGGCGAGCATCTGCACAATCGAGTCGGGCAGGTAGACGTCACGCTCGGAGCCGTACTTGGGAGCTCGCTCGACCAGACCCCCACCCTTCTTGCGCTGCACCTGGCGTGCGACATGCAGACGACGGCGGAGGAAGTCGACGTCGTCCGCCTTCACCGCGGTCACCTCACCGAGTCGCAACCCGGCGAACGCAGAGAGGTAGACCAGCGGGCGGCGGTACGGGTCGGATGCCTCGAGGATCGCCCCCACTTGCTCGGGTGTCGGGATCGTCATGGCTGCCTCGCGCCGGCGCTGGCGGGGGAGGGCGATGCCCACCGAGGGGTCGACGACGATCAGCCGGTCACGGATCGCTGCCTTGAACGCGGAGCGGACGCCGTTCATCCGAGAGGCGACCGTCGTGGGCGCGAGACCCTTCGACGTCATCGCCTTCACCCAGCCCTCGAGGTGCGACGGCCGGATCTCCTTGAGCGGCACATCCCCGAACGTGACCGACCGGCGCGTGAGGTCCATCGCCCGCGCCGTGGTGTCTTCCCAGACCTGGCGGCTCGACCAGTCACGCCACCATGAATCGAACGTGGTCCGGCCTGCCTTGGGGTCCGCGTAGGTCCCCGTGACGATGGTCGCGGTGACCTCGTCCAACCACCTCTGAGCGTCGATCTTGCGGGGGAAGTGCTTGGCGTGCTCCTTGCCCGCGGCGTCGCGGTAGCGAGCCCGCCAGACCCCGTCAGGGCGTCTCTTGACGCTGCTCATGGCTCGGCTCCTTGGTGGACATTGCCTCGTCGGTGGGCAGGACCTCCACCAGCTCGACCTCGCGGCCGAGGTCTGGCTTGCCCTGCAGCGCGCCACGCAGCGCCGCGACCTCCTCGAGCGTCGCTCGTGTGCGTTCCATCGAGTCCGCGAGCATGGCCTCCACCTGGGAGAGGCGATGGATGAGGATTGTGTTGCGGAGCCGCCCGGCGCTCACGCTGAGGTTGTGCGCCGTCTCGGTGCCCCTGAGGATGCCGGGGCCAAGGATCTCCTCGAGAGCCACCCACTCCTCGAAGTCCACGGACTGGATGCCGCGTTCCACGCGAGACACGGTGGTCTGTCGCCAGTGGGTCTGCCCCTTCTCGACCATCGCCTCCGCCAGCTCAACCTGGGAGAGGCCCGCCGATGCGCGGAGGTCTCGGACGTTCTCGCCTACGCGCCGCTTGTCCTGGTCCGACTGGCCCCTGCTCACGGGGATCACATGCGATCCGTCTGTCATGTGGCCCACGCTAACACGCACGTACTTGCGCCCACCACCGACTGCATATAGTCTCGTCGTGTTGAAGGAGAACACGGCACGACTTGGGAGGCGGGATGGAAGACCTGATGCGAGAGCCAGAGGTGGAGGCCATGACCGGCATCAGTGCCGGGACGCTGCGCTGGTGGAGAGCCCGCGGAGACAGTGGCCCCCGCTGGGCAAAGCTCGGGCGGCGCGTGGTCTACCGACGCAGCGACGTCGAGGCGTGGATCAACCAGCAGTTCGAGGCAGCCGACGCACGGAGGTCGGCTTGACCCCAACGAAGAAGGACCGCCCCGCGGCAACGGGACGGCCCCTCAAGCCCAAGAGCAGCGGCAACCGCTCACAGACAGATGAAGCACCCACGAAGGGGCACAACATGAACACCACTGAGCCTACTGCACCGGCCTGGGCGACCGACGCTGGTCCCTGGGGCGACGGTGACGGCGAGTACCGCATCGTCTCGCGGACGGAGCACGCCGCGGGACACAAGATCGCCCTCGACGGAGTCCAGGAGGACGACGGCCGCGTCACCGAGATCTCGCTGGGACTTGACGCCATCGACGGCCGAGTTCTGGCCGACCCCGTCGCGGACATCCTCGAGGCGGGCATGGCCCTCTTCGACCTCGCCAACAAGTTCGCCGGCGACGACCACGAGGCCTATGCCGACGCCATGATCCGCGCTCTCGACCGACGGGCGGACCGCTGACCGCTCTGGGCCGCGCAACGGACCAGCAGAGCAAAACAGCAGAGGGGAGGTCGGCGTGGTGAAGATCCCAGAGGATCGCCAGCAGTTCGGCCGGTTCGAGTGGGAGCGAGTGCTCCGCCGTGCCGACCTCCCGCACAGCGTCAAGGGGACGGGGTTCCTGGTCGCCACCTACGCCTCGCAGCACGGGACCGACATCTTCCCCGGGCGAGAGCGCCTGGCTGCCGATGCCAACCTGAGCGAGAAGTCCGTGGGTCGGCACCTCACCGCGCTTCGGGATGCCAAGCTCCTGACGATCACCAAGGTCCACAACCGGCAGGCGGGCAGGGCTGATGAGTACGCGCTGACCGTGCCCATCGATACGACGGCGCTCAACCTCCTGGACCCCGAAGAGCTCACCCGGCCGGGTGACTACAGGACACCAGTGTCCGCACTAGAGGACACCAGTGTCCTGCTAGGGGACACCAGTGTCTCCACTACGGGACACGAGCGTCCTCTCACCACCTCAGTACCAGACCAGGTATCAACCAATCATCAAATGGTTGCGGCCCTGAGTACCTCAGGGGTCGGCGGGGCTGACGAGGGCGAGGGATTGATCCATCTCCCCACCAACGAGACCGGCAAGCCCGAGCGATACGCCAAGGCGTCCGGCTGGCTCATGAAGAACTACCGGGGCGACGTGCACCAGGCCATCGGTGAGTGCCTGAACGCGAACCCCGGCTTCGACTCGCAGGACGCCGCCATCTACCTGGTCGAGCAGATCGACCCCCAGATCCTCGCGGCCAACGCCGCGTGAAGGAGAGCACCATGACTGACACCCAGTTCACCGAGGACGAGACCGTCCTGTACGGGATGCGCGGGCATCTGTCCCAGCGCCTCCGCAGCCTGTCCCAGCGTGCACTGATGATGGACGCCGAGACCATCCGCGCCATGAACGACACCCTCGACGAGTTCCGCGAGGACCGCCGGGCAGCACGCTCCGACACCTCTACCGCGTCCACCGACCCGACCACTCCCGGTGAGAGCGACGAGGACGAGCTGGCCAAGCAGAAGCGGTGGGCCCGGCAGTGGGAGACCAAGGCCAAGGTCAACCACGCGAAGCTCAAGCGGATCGCTGCGGTCCTCGCGGAGTCGCGTTGACCTGGCGCGCGTGCGTCGAGTGTGGCGAGCCGAGCCCTGAGTCTCGGTGCCCTGACTGTGCGCTGCCCGAGCCGCCGAAGCGACCGACTGCGGCACGTGGGTATGACCATGCATGGCGACTGCTCAGCGAGCGTGCTCGTCGACTGCAGCCGTTCTGCTCCGACTGTGGCACGACGGAAGACCTGACCGTGGACCACCTACCTATCGCGTGGGAACGGAAAGCCGCGGGTAAGCCGATCCGCCTTTCCGACGTAGATGTGGTGTGTCGACGCCACAATGCCATTCGTGGAAAGGCGCGTCCGGGTAGTACCAGGGGGGATGGGGTCCGACAACTCGCAGGCGACCCGCATCGGCAGGCATCAAGCCGATCACACACCGCGTCTCAGAAGGGTGGTGGAGCATGAGGGCAGGGCCTAAGAAGGCGGTAACCGCTGAGCCGCTGGACTTCTCTCACCTGGGGCCGGTGGGCTGGAAGCGCGTGGATGCGTTCGCCAAGGAGTACCTGCAGGTCCCTAAGGGCGAGGGCGCAAAGACGCCCTTCCGGCTGCGCAAGTGGCAACTCGATATCGTGCGCGGGCTGTACCCGATGCGCGGTCAGCGTCCGCGTCAGGGCCTTCTCTCGCTGCCCCGAGGCAATGGGAAGACGGCGCTCGCGGCCGTGCTCGGCGTCTACGGCTTGTTCGCGGACGAGGTCGAGTCTGCTCAGGTGCTCGTCGTCGCCAGCGACGAGCGGCAGGCCGGGCACGTGTTCAAGGCCGCCGTCCGCATGATCGAGCTGAACCCGATCCTGGCGGAGCAGGTGCAGTTCTACCAGGACCGGATCGTCGTGCCGAACACGAATAGCGAGTTCCGCGTGTTGCCGGCGACGGTGGACTCGCTCCAGGGCTGGGACCCGTCGCTCATGATCGTCGATGAGCTGCACGTGGTCACCGAGGACGTCTGGAACGCCGTGACGTCCGCAGCGGGCAAGCGGCGCACTTCTCTCACCCTGGCCATCTCCACGCCCTCAGACACGCCCGAGAGCATCATGTGGAGCCTCGTGGAGCACGGTCGGCAGGGCGACGACCCAGCGTTCTTCTTCAAGGAGTACGCGGCTCCTGAGGGCTGCGCCAAGGACGACGTCAAGGCGTGGAAGATCGCCAACCCCGCGCTCGGTGACTTCAAGTTCATCGACGCGATGAAGGCGACTATGCGGACGACCCGTGAGCCCGCGTTCCGGCGCTACCAGCTCGGGCAGTGGGTCGGGCAGGCGGAGTCGTGGCTGCCCTGGGGCCAGTGGGAGGCGTGCTCGGACCCCACCCGTGAGGTACGCGAGGGCGAGCGCGTCGTCCTGGCGTTCGACGGCTCGGCGTCCGGGGACTCGACGGCCCTGGTCGGCTGCACGATCGACGACCCGCACATCTTCGTCGTGGACGTCTGGGAGAACCCGGGTGACCGTGGCTGGCGCGTGCCGCGTGGGCAGGTCGACACGTCGGTCATCTCCGCGTTCGAGACCTACGACGTCGTCGAGCTCGCGGCCGACCCGTGGGGATGGCGCTCGGAGATCGAGTCGTGGTCCAAGAAGTTCGGTGAGCGCCGCGTCGTGGAATACAACACGGCTTATGCCCAGCGAATGGCCCCGGCTACGGATCGCCTTTACCAGGGCACGGCTACCAAGACCGTCACTCATGACGGGGATTCTCGCCTTGCCGCACATGTGGCGAACGCCAAAGCGAAGTCCACTTCCCAGGGTGACTTGATCGTCAAGGACAAGCGCGGTTCTGCTCGAAAGATTGATGCCGCCGTGGCCGCTATCGTGGCTTTCGATAGGGCCGCGTTCCATTCCAACAAGACCACCCGCAAGCGAGCGGTTAGCTTCCGATGATTGGAGTATTCATGGCCGATGTCATGAAGGACCTGCACGACAAGCTCGACGCCACGGCCCCGAAGCTGGCGCGTCTCGATTCCTACTGGAATGGCGAGCAGCCCGCCGCCTTCCTTTCCGCGGCCTCTCGTGAGGCCCTGGGCGACAAGTTCCGGCTGATGTCCGTGAACTTCCCCCGGCTCGCGGTCGAGTCCCTGGCGGAGCGGCTGCGGGTGACCGGCTTCCGCACCGATGGCCCGGACTCCGACCCCGACGCCGCCCTGTGGTCGATCTGGCGGCGCAACCGCATGGAGGACGCCGCCGCCCAGGCGCACACCGACGCCCTCGTGTACGGGCGTTCGTTCGTCATCGTGTGGGCGGGCGCGAACGGTCAGCCGCTCGTCACGGTCGAGAGCCCGCGTCAGGTGGCTGTCCTGCGGGACCCGGCGACCCGTGAGGTGACGGCCGCGCTCAAGCGGTGGCACGCGGACGGGCGCGGGCACGCGGTGCTCTACGGGCCGGACAAGATCACACGCTTCGTGTCCCAGGCGCGCGTCACCGATGGCGGCTCGCTGCCGACGACCGGATGGGACGTCGTCTCGGAGATTCCGAACCCGCTGGGCGTGGTGCCCGTGGTGCCCATCGTGAACCGTGGCCGCCTCCTGGACGTGGACGGCGTCTCCCATATGGACGACGTCCTCGACCTGTCCGACGCGCTGAACAAGCTCGTGGTCGACCTCATGGTCACCAGCGAGTTCTACGCCCGGCCGCGCCGCTGGGCGACCGGCCTCGAGATCGTGGAGGACGACGAGGGCAACCCCGTGAAGCCGTTCAGCGCGGCGCTCGACGACGTCTGGCAGGCCGAGGACCCCGCAACCCGGTTCGGGCAGTTCGAGGCGACCGGCCTCGCCGGGTACACCGACGCCGCTGCACTCCTGACGCAGCAGATCGGCGCGATCACCGGCCTTCCGCCGCACTACCTGGGCCTCAACGGCGACCAGCCGCCCAGCGCCGACGCGATCCGCTCGGCTGAGGCGTCTCTGGTGTCGAAGGCGTATGGGCTGCACCGGACGCTCGGGAGTGCCTGGGCGGACGTCGCCCGGCTCGTCGTGGCCGTGCGTGACGGGTCGGACCCGTTCGCCCTGGACGTCGAGACGGTGTGGGCCAACCCGGAGACCCGCACCGTGGCTCAGGCTGCCGACGCCGCCGCCAAGCTGGCAGGCATCGGTGTCCCGCTGCCCGTCGTCCTGGCCGACCAGCTCGGCTACACGCCCGCCCAGGTGGACCGCGTGCGCCAGGCGATCCGCACGACCGCGCTCGACTCCGCCGCCGTCGACCTGCAGGAGCTGACCGCGTGACCTTCCGCGACCACCTGACCGCGCTGAGCGCCGCGACCGAGGCGAAGGTACTCGCCATCTACGCGGCGTTCAGCGAGGGCAGTCTGAGCCACGACGAGGCCGTGGCGGGTATCGCGGCCGTCGTCGGCAAGGGCAACGCCCGTGCGGTCGCACTGGCAGACCTGGCCTTGGCCGCGAACCTCATGACGGCCCTCAGGAAGCCCGTGGCGACCCTGGGCCTGTCCGTGGACCCCGGCGAGTCCGCGCGGCTGCAGAAGGCCGCTACGACGCTCCTGGCGGTCGAGGCGGTCACCCCGGAGCGCGTGGCCCGCCTGGGCCGCGCTGAGCCGCTGGCAGCCGGTCAGGCGGCGTTCGGTAGGGCCGCGAGAAGCCACCCCGAGATCGTCGGCTGGACGCGCACGGTCAGCGGAACGGCGTGCGAGCTGTGCCGCTCCTGGGCCGCCGGAGGGCACGTCTACGACGTCGACGAAGAGATGTTCCACCACCCCGGCTGCTCCTGCAGCCAGACGATCATCACCGCTAGCTGAGAGGACAAGTCATGGCGACTGACACCACCACCCCCGAGCAGGACGAGACCACCGAGCCCGTCGAGACCGAGACCCCGGACCTCGAGCAGGAGGACCCGGAGACCCCCGACGAGACCACCGACGAGCCGGAGGGCGACCCCGAGACCTTCCCTCGCGAGTACGTCGAGAAGCTGCGCCAGGAGTCCGGCAAGTACCGCCAGCGAGCCGCGAAGACCGACGAGCTCGCCCAGCGTCTCCACACGGCTCTCGTGGCCGCTACGGGCCGCCTGGCAGACCCGGAGGATCTTGTCTTCGACGAGGCCCACCTGGACGACGATGAGGCCCTTGAGCGGGCGATTTCTGACCTTCTCTCTAGGAAGCCGCACCTGGCCAGCCGTAGGGTCGCCGGAGACGTCGGACAGGGCGCCTCGGGCGACAGCGTCGGCGTCAGCCTCGCCGGTCTGCTCCGGGCCGGCGCCAACTAGGAGGAATCGATGGCGAAGCTCGCCGAACTGGCCGCAGAGACGGCCGAGACCTTGCTCAAGCGGATCGGTCAGGCGGCGGCCGACGAGTCCGATCCCGGCAGGCTCAAGGCGCTGGCGGACTCATACGCGCTGGTCATGTCGAACACCCCGCGCAACGCCGGGCGCGGTGGCGGCCTGGTGGCCTGATACCCCATTGGGGTATAGTGGAGGGGTCGGGCCTGGTGCCCGGCCCCTTCGCTATGTGGGCCTGGCGTCCGAGCGTGAATCCCTTCTCACGTCTTGGAGACCACCATGGCTATTTCCACCACCACCGCCGCGGAGCTGACCGCCGAGCAGGTGCAGAGCATCCTCGTGCAGCCCCTCGAGGCGGCGTCCGTCTTCCTCGCTTCCGGCCCCCGTGTCTTCGACACCAACGGCTCGAGCGTCCGCGTCCCCAAGCTGGGCGGCGAGACCTCGCCGGGCTGGGCCGGGCAGAACGCTCAGATCGCCGAGGTGAACCCCGACTTCGACGAGGTCGTGCTCCTGCCGGACACGATGCTCAGCGTGAAGACGCTCACGCGCTTCTCCAACGAGCTGGCCCGCCAGTCCGTCGTCTCCCTCGACGCGGCCCTGCGCGACCGCCTCGTGCGCGACGTCGCCACCGCGCTCGACAAGGAGTTCATCGCGGGCACCACGACCAACGGCACCAAGCCGCTGGGCCTCATCAACTACGCCGACCGCCAGAAGATCACCGGCGTCGGCGCGGTCAGCATCGACGACCTGCACGACGCCGAGGGCCTGGCGCTCGCGGCCGACGTCGACCCGGCCGGGCTGCGCTGGATGATGAACCCCCGCGACTTCGTCGCCATCCGCAAGCTCAAGGCGTCGGGAACCGGCGAGTACCTGGTGCAGCCCGACGTGACCGCCGCTGGTGGGTACACGCTCCTGGGCCACGCGGTGACCGTCACGAGCCGCATCCCCAAGAACCTGGGCACCGGCACGAACGAGTCCGTCATCGCGCTCTGGGACCCGTCTCAGGTGGCCGTCGCCCGCGACATGGCCCCGTCGGTCAAGATCCTCGACCAGACGTTCGGGGACTACGACCAGCAGGCGATCCGTGTTGTGGCGCGCTACGACGCCAAGCCGCTCAACGGCGAGGCCGTCGTGACCCTCGAGGGCGTGACGGTCGCCTGATGCCGACTCCCACGGCCGAAGCGGTCGCGGGATACCTGGGCAAGGCTGACGAGGTCGCCATCGTCAGCCTTGCCCAGCAGCATCTCCCGATCGTCACAGCGTTCGTCCGGGCCTACGTGCGCGGCAACGGCTTCGAGGGTGGCCTCCCGAACGAAGACCTCGGGGCCGTCATCATCTCCGCCTGCGCCCGCCTCACGTCCAACCCCGAGCAGGCCCGCCAGTACAGCACGGCGGACTACTCGGAGAGCCCCGCGGTGCTCAACGGCTTCACGCTGCCCGAGCTGGCGATCCTGCACCTGTACCGGAGGCGCACGGCATGACGACGATCCTGGACCTGGACTACAACGCGACCGGCGTCGCGGCGGCCGACGTGCCCAACTGGTCCGGGACGATGGACGTCACGGGCGGGTCGTGGCTGGTCCTCGAGGCATACCCGAGCACCCCCGAGTCGGCGACGCGCTCGCTGACCGGACTCACTGCGAGCACCGAATACGACGTGCATGTCCTCCTGGACTCCTTCGACTTCGGCGTCCAGGAGGCGACCGCAACCGTCGAGGGCCAGACCGTCGTCCTGGCGGCCGGGGTCAACACGGTCACGTTCACCGCGACAGGCACGACGGCGGACCTCGTCATCACCGCCACCCAGGGGAACCCTGCAGGCGGCGACGGGTACATCTACCTCAACGGCCTACAGGTCGAGAGCGGAGGCCCCCCGCCGTCGGCGATCACCATCACGGGCACCACGTCGCACCTGCACGACACCGTGGACATCGTCGGCCAGTCCGGCGGCACCACATGGGACGTCACGCTGGCCACCCTCCCGGCGTACGTCGGCTACCAGACGGCTGGGATCGACAACAGCGAGGTCGGCCGTACCGCGTTCGTGGAGTCGCTGCGGGCGATCCTGCCCGCGTGCAACTTCGACGCCACCGCCCACCGCATCCGGTGGAACGGCGACCTCTACATGCCCAACGGGCCTGAGATGCTGCGCCGGCGACGAGGGCGAGACCTCACGCTCACGGTCCCGATCAAGCTCGTCACGGGCTGAGATTCACCCTCGCCTCAGGGCGACCCCGTGGCTGGTCCAGGAGCACGCTGGGGCAATGACCAAGACCGACGCCGTTCAGGCATTCAGCAATGCTCAGAGCTACGGTGCCCAGGTGGTGACCTCGCTCGGGAAACTGCAATACAAGCCCGGAGTCATGGACCCCGACGAGCGTGAGGCGATGCAAGCCCTTGCCACGTCGATCCAATACCTCGCGCTCGGCCTCAAGCACCTCGCAAGGTCGTGACGAGTCCGCAGAAAGTCCGCAGGAGGTCCGCAACGGTCACGATCTGGCCGTTGCGGGCCAACGCGGGAACGGCGGAATTCCAACGGTCCTGGCGCTAGTCGGTACCGGCCATCGCTGGGCGGATCGTTCTGGATCAACTCGCCCGCCAAGGTGTTCGTCGCGCGCCGCGGGGTCCCCGAGCTCACGACGACGATCCTCACCGCCGGGCAGGTGCGCGACCTCGTGGAGCGGATGC